GTCGTTGCAAAAGTCGTTGTCTGCGTCTAGAGCATTGGTGATAACGCTAACGCTGCCGAGCATTGCGCTGTACATTTGGGCCTTTTCTTCTGCTGTTCGTACTACTGTTTCTTCGCTCATGATGCTGTGTATCCTTTTCCGGCGCTAATCGCTGAGTCAGTAGCTGTAAAATCTTCGCTGCCCCAATCATCTTTAGCTTTCATAATTTCAAGGTGCGCTACATTTCTGTCAACACAATCCTGCCTGTCTGCGGCTTCTTCTTCTGCCATAGCGTCACCCGCGATTACGTCTGTAATTAGACTAATGCTGTGACCCATTGCGGTGAAGTCTGCTGCACATTCTTCTGCTGTTCTATCTTCGCTCATAGTTTTTATCCTTCTAAAGTTTCAATTCTTGCGGTTAATGATTCAATCAAGGCTTGTTGCTCTTGGATTGCTTTGGTTAAAATCGGTATAAGCGCAGACGGTGCTACACGTTGCTGACCATCGCTGTCTTTTTCCATCCACATATCAAAGCCATCTTTAATTTCTGGATGAGCGTCAATCGTAGATTTAACTTCTTGAGCTATAAAGCCGTGGTTGGTTGTATCGTTTATGACACGTTTTTCAGATCCTTCAACGTAAGCATCCATTGAAGATGGAAGGTCTTTTTCCTTTTTCCACTTATAAGTTACAGGACGTAAATCATTAACAAAGGATAGACCTGCTGTTGATGTAGCAACGTCTTCTTTCATGCGAGAGTCAGATGGAGCAGTCCAAGTAGTTGCGCCTAAAACAAGATTGCTATCAACTGAACCGTTACCAACAGTAAAGTTTCCATTACCTACGCCTGTAGCACTAGCACCCATTACAATTTGAATATCTGCGCCAACACCAGAAGGCTCACAACCATGACCAATAATTACGCAATCCGTCGCTGTTGTTAGCGTTTCTCCTGCTTCAAATCCAATTATTGTATTTCTTGAACCTGTATTAATTGAATCTCCTGCTAAACCGCCAATCAGTGTATTCTCTACGCCCGTGGTGACTGACTTACCTGCCTCATAGCCAACTGCAATATTGTAATTAGTTGTTGCAGTTGTAAAATTTTGAGTAGCTAAAGCTTCTTTACCAATAGCAACGGCATTGCTTCCAAGAGTGTCAGCAGTAAGAGCGCCTTTGCCAATCGCTATATTTGAATTACCTTCCGTAAGGTGATCGCCCGCAAGACCGCCGATAAGAACATGCTGAACTCCCGTGGTGACTCTTGCACCTGCTTCAAAACCCACAGCCGTATTGAAAGTATCTGTAGCGGTAGTAAAGTTTTGACTACCTAAAGCACTGTCACCGATAGCTGTTGATTTGCTTCCTAAAGTGTCTGAGCCTAAAGCGCCAAAGCCCACTCCTACGTTTTTATCTGCATCCGTAAGAGCATCCCCTGATATACCTCCAATCAGCGTGTTCTGGGTTCCCGTGGTGACTGACGCTCCTGCTTGCATACCAACGGCTACATTGTAAGAAGTAGTCGCAGTTGTGAAGTTTTGATTTTGTAACGCGCTTTTACCGATAGCGACATTTTGAGCGCCTTGAGTATCTGTCGTTAATGCCTCAACGCCAATTGCCACGTTATTATAGCCGGTAGTTAGAGCGTCACCTGCAAGACCACCCACTATAGTGTTCTGAACTCCCGTGGTTATCTGCTGACCTGCATTGTGTCCAACTGCGACGTTGTAGACATCTGTGGCTGTGGTGAAGTTTTGACTAAGCAAAGCCATACGGCCCACCGCTACGTTCTTGCTACCCAGAGTATCCGCACTCAGAGCTTGATAGCCCACTGCTACGTTCTCAACAGAGGCAGTTGCAGCATCCCCTGCAAGACCACCAATGAGGACATTCTGAATTCCAGTAGTGACTGACAGACCAGCACCGTCTCCCACAGCCACGTTATAAGACGAAGTTGCTGTAGTGAAATTTTGCGCGGCTAAAGCAGATTGCCCGATAGCCACCGCCCTGCTACCCAAAGTGTCAGAACTCAAAGCTGATTTGCCGACTGCGACGTTATAGTCAGCATCTGTTAGGGCATCGCCAGCAAGAGCGCCCACGAGGGTGTTCTCAATTCCCGTGGTGATTAATCGCCCCGCTTGCATACCTACTGCGGTGTTATAACTGATCGTTGCTGTAGTAAAGTTTTGAGAGCCTAAAGCCTCTTGACCAACTGCAACATTCCTAGCACCTAAAGTGTCTGCGCTAAGAGCGCCAAATCCCACCGCTACGTTGAAATCAGAAGCGGTAAGTGCATCACCAGCTAGACCCCCAATTAACGTATTTTGGGTTCCCGTGGTGACTGAGCCTCCCGCAAACATTCCAACAGCGGTGTTATAGGCATCTGTAGCCGTAGTCATGTTTTGTGCGCTAAGTGCTAGGTAGCCTACAGCCGTACTTCTGCTTCCTAGCGTATCTGAACTTAAAGACCCGTAACCAATAGATGTATTAAAATCAGCATCAGTCAAAGCATCACCAGCAAGACCACCGATGAGAGTGTTCTGTGTTCCCGTGGTGACTGCGTTACCTGCGTAGTAACCAACTGCCACATTGTGAGTTTGTGTAGCCGTAGTGAAGTTTTGGGCTGCTAAAGCGGCTCGACCAACGGCAACAGATCGACTGCCAAGAACGTCTGAGCCTAATGCACTCACACCGACAGCTACATTATCATCAGCTTCAGTGCTTGCATCTAAAGCAACCTCGCCGATGGCTACATTATTTGACCCGGTGGTAAGTGCTCCCAAAGAATTTGTACCAACGCCTGTATTAAAAGCGCCTGTCGTAATTGCATCACCTGAAAGCCCACCGATTAGAGTGTTTGCAGTTCCCGTGGTGATTGCGGTTCCTGCACTTGCGCCTACAGCCACGTTGTAAGCATTTGCTCCTGCGTTCAAATTTAATAAGGCGGCATTACCAATAGCAACATTAAGTCCATGTGCGTCTTCTGTCTGTAAAGCCGCATAACCAATGGCAACATTACCGTCACCCGTAGTTAAAGCCGTACCCGCTTCATCGCCCACAACCACATTATAGTTGCCGCCAGAGGTAATGCTGTCGCCAGCGTTAACTCCTAATCTTACGTTGGATGTCCCTGCTGTCGGAGTGGATGGAGCGCCATCTGCCGCTAATTCAAAAACGACTGTATCGCTCGTTGCAAACTTCATAGGGATGGCGTCTTGTGTCGCTAAAAAAGCGGCGGCAGTAGTCAAGCCCATTTCAAAGGTATTGTTGCTAGTCGTTTCTTTTATAAGAACTATTGGGTGCGTAGCATCAAAAACATTTATACCGTTCGCATCTCCAGAAAAGTTACCGTTGTCAAACGTAGAACCGCCAAACATGACATTTCCAGTGCTCCCTTCTAAGAAAAAAGCGTGAGTGTTTGCGTTTGACTCAATGCGAAAATCAACATCTGCACTTGCTTCGTTAAATACAGCGCCACCGTCTTGAGTCAAAGCACCATCAATGTCCACGACATCAAGATTAGTGGTGCCATCTACATCCAAGTCGCCTGATACAAAGAACGACGGGACAGATAGATCGGTAAACGCATCAACCATCGCAGCGCCTGACCCAGCACCATCGCTGTAAATCGCTTTCGTCTGACCGTTGGCGATGGTGACCGTAGCACCACTGCCTTGCTTGATGATGATGCTCTGCGATCCGCTGGTTGCATTCTCAATGAACCACAGCTTTGAAACGGTGTTCGGCCCTATAGTGATGGTGCAAGTTGAATCAAGAGTGCCAGTATATTTGAGGAAGATTGACCGGCCCGGATCAGTAGACCCGTCAGCAATAGTAGTAGTATGAGTATCAGCATTAGTCGTAATAGCTTCCGTGCCAAAACTAAATGCCTCTGCAATCAACTCAAGGTTGGTGTTTGTACTGGTTCCCCAGGTGCCTGCCTCATCACCAGTGGCAATCTCTTTCAGGCGCAGATCGTTAACGTAAGTTGCCATTTAAGCTACCTCTTCCCAATTTGGAGTTTGACTGTCTGTTATATCAGTCCAACTCGGTGTTTGACTATCCGCTATGATACTCCAGTTGGGGTCTTGGCCATCATTTATGATGCCATAAACAAGGAAATATCCTATCGCCCCAGTGCCTTCAACACCCGTAACAGATACATTTGCATCAGCTGTAACAGTGACGTTCCCAACGCTGGAGTCACCTTGGACTCCAGTGACAGAAACATTTGCCGTGCCCGTGACTGTAACCGAGCCAATTGCTCCAGTCCCAGCATTCCCAGTAACAGCAGCATTCGCGCCGCCGGTAGCAGTAACCGTTCCGACAGATCCAGTGCCCGCCACGCCCGTGACAGATACGTCAACACCCGCCCCCTGGACGATTGTGACTGACCCGATTGCCCCTGTTCCTGAAACGCCTGTGACAGTGGCATTTGCGTCTGCGCTGACCGTGACAGTCGTAACCGCGCCAGTGCCTGCAACGCCCGTGACTTCAACAGGTATCGCTTCATTCCAGGCGCCTTGGCCCCAAGTGCCTCTACCCCAACCTGTAACATTTGCCACACGTTATATCCTACTGATTATGGCGACGGTCTTTCTGCTGTTTTAACCATCGGCGATATTCTTCTTCAGTCATGCGTTTCTGCTGAACCTGCTTGGCCACAACATCCTAAGCAATGCGAATAATCGCGTTAGACGCATCTGCTGCGGGAAACTGAATCGTAAAGTCACCAGAGCTAGACGTTTTGTCTGCACCAAAATCTAATGCACAAACAGCTGGGTCACCAGAGGCGCTGTCGTTAAAGATCAATGCGCCTCGTGCGGTCAGGCTGCTAGAGCTAAACGTTAAATCAGAAAAGTCTGTTATCGCAGTAGTGCCATCATTGCTAGGATCAACACGAGTAAGTGCTGCACCCTTGGCGGTGTAGCCAGTGCCTGATATCTCATTCGATGTTGTATACGCCGTGGTGCCTGCACCCAAAGATGCAGAGCTTGTGTACAACGCAAGATTAAATGTGCTGCCACCTGTGTTCTTGAAGTTGTGAACTGCCTCCAAGATTTCTTTTTTGAAGGTTGTGCACATTGCTGTCGTTATCGCCATTACAGACTCCTGATTATGTTTGCCATGTCAGCATGGCCCTGTCTTTCTAGTTCTGCGATCAAAGTTGTTCTGTCGCTCTTGATGGCTTCTTTGATGTAAAACGCCACAGTTGCTTCTACAGACTGCTTGAAAGCCTCTGCTTGCTGAGCAATCAAAGGATGGCAGTTTCCACCAACACTCACAATCCTATCTGCAGCAGCTTTTGCCCAAAACTCTGGGTCATGCCCTTTGTTTTGTGTTGTTGCCACTACAACGCTGCCAACCTCTAGACTTGATGCCTCAAACAAAGCCAAGCTTACCCCCTAGCAATGTCATATCGATATTCATCTCTTGAGCCATAGTCTTCGCCAAGTTTTTTAAGAGAAGATATAGCCATCATGAAACGTTGCTCATACTGAGCAGCCTCTTCAGGTATCTTCAAGAAAGTAGCTGCCTCAACAAGTGTGCCATACAGCAAAGCATCAGGCGCGTTGTCAGAGAGCCAAGTCGTGCTTGATCCAGACGTTGTTGTCAGTGATGCAGGTCGATATTTGTAATGAAGTTCAAACGAATAATCAGAAGCTGGTGTAGGCGCCAAGATAAACGTGTTGTCATCAAACAGAGCGTAATACTTTGTTGGGCCAGTGGTTGATGCGTTTGGCGTATAGTCTCTTATGAATGATACATGCTTGAACAGTGGATAGGTGTAGACGCTATCTATTATCAAAGCCAAGCTGTATGTAGCCAAGAAGTCTGATGGTGTGGCTAAATATTGAAACCCAGTTGTTGCGTTACCTGTAACGTTTTTTCTAAACACGGGAAGCGTTACATTCTTCAGTATGCGCTCTTCGGCTTCTTTTATGAAAGTATCAAGGTCAGCTACAAATGTAGTCTCTGCAGTTTCGCAGTAATCCTGAACCGTAGATTTCAGTGTCGCTAATGTAAAACTCATGTTGTCACCACCGTTACTGTTCCGACAGAGCCAGTTGCGCCATCTATGTTGAATTCTGAACCTATCGGATCACCCGTGGTAGACATCATCTGATTATCATCGATGGTTCTTACAACGCCTGCCCCGGCAACCACATCAGGAGAAAGATTGGGCCTGGGGAAGCGCAAAGCTTCTGGATCAGAAACATTGTGAATGGGCTCTAGCTGCGGGTGTTTGGGTTCGTAACACTCAGGACAAACACGAAAACCTGTCCACTCTTTCTTGAGTGTGAGGTATTTATACTGAAAGCCACACCTGTCGCATATGGCAATTGCATACTTGCCAGAAGCAAAAGCCATTACGCTATCCTAGATCTTAAACCTGGGGATATCATCAAAGAAGCTCTGCTTTGATCTTGATCAGCTGCTCTAGCAAACTCTTCTTCATAGAACCCTTTGAGCATTTGAACTCTGTCAGGCGCTTTTTTAAGAGCTATGTAGTATGCCAGTCCTGCCGCCAAACAAGGATAGAATCGAAAAGGTACATCGACTGTGTTCACACTAGCATCTGCATCTTCAATACGAACTAAGCGATTGATGATCAACTGGTCTGTTGCGTTTTCTGATGCTGGCCAAATGTAAAGACGGGGAGTCAGTTGTTTATCAAGGAAGAACTGAGTCGGCCTTGCTTGAGTCGATTTGGTAGGAATATTGTAGTACTCAGACCTGCCTATCTGCTCCATGGTGATGTCTGTGGTCGTAGAGCCTTCGGTTCTTCTAATGACAACGTCCAATACATCAATCGTACTTGCAGACAAGTCAATAAACTCAGCACCAACGGTAAGCGTGGTTGTGCTATTGGTAACAGTCCATTGATTCAAACCTCTATTTGCCCAGTCGGCAAACAGAAGGTTCAAAGATCTTCTTGCAGTTACGCCATCGTAACCAGTGCGGAACTCAAGGCCACATCTTTCAAATGCTTCCTCGATGTATTCCGCAACATCTGGTTCAAAGTCTCTGCTTCCAGAAGTGGCCATTAATAACTCTTTATGACCTCAAGGATCACAGTGTATGTATCGCCACTACTCGCACCAATCGTAGTGAATTGAACGTCACCAGTCTTGCCTGATCCTGCGTTATTAGGTATTCCAGAGAACGGCGTGTAATCGTGCATACCGTTTGAGTCTGGAGACAAGGCAATGATCAAAGTGTCTGTGGTTGCGTCATTCAAAAGCTGAACACCCATGCCAACACACTGCCACCAGATCTTTGATATTGCCACCTCTGTGCAGGAATCGCCCTTGCTGTTTGCCTGAAGAGCACTGACATCAATCTTGGTTACTGCGCTTTCGCCAGTGCCATCACTGATGTTCGTAAACTTCAGGACAGCTTTACGATTGTCATCCTGAATTGTTTGTGATGTGACTGTATCAGCCATCTCGCTCTCCTATTACTGGTCAGCAAAAGCAGGCGCAGTAGTGCTCGTTACATTTCCAAAGATCTGATAGTTGGTTGTGTTTAGGCCGACAATAGTTACTTCAAAGCCAGCAGGCACATTTAACTGTATGCTGCTGTTGGAGTTTCCATCAGAGAATACTGAACTAACTTCGTTGCCGTCTGTATCTAAGAAAGTAACACCACCAATATAAAAATTAGTGTTGCCGGGAGTAACAATAATCGCGTCTGTAGCATCAGCAGCGCCGCCAGCGTATACAAACTTGAAAACAGATCCAGCAACAGGAGCAGGAAGCGTATAAGTATTATCTTGACCACCGTCTGGAACAAGAAGAATCCTTCCACTATGAGTTGCGTTGGTTAGTGTTACGTTGCCGTCTGAAAGGCTAACTGGAGCGCCACCATAAGTGGTGATTTCAGTGATTGCGCCGCTAGTTGCGTCTTTGCTTATAGACTTAAATCCATTCTCAGATCGGACTGGGCCGTTGAATGTCGTATTAGCCATGTGTATCTCCTGTCTTGGCTAGTGTCAGGCACGGTATGCGCCTGTCAGGGATGAAATACTTATACAGCAGAAAAAGAAAAGGGGCAACAAGTGCCCCTTTCTTATTGTTCCATGTGGAACAATTATGCGCCTTGTGAAGCGAACACTGCGCGTGGATTGCTAAAGCCAAAGCTGTATCGCTCGCGGGCTTTATAACGCACGTTACCAGTGTTGAAGTCACCTTCCATAGAAGTCGCAATCGGGCTGCGCTCAAAGTGCTTGAAGCCATCTGGACAGTCGGTCAATACGAAGAACGCATCAGTGTCAGTCAAGAAATGGTTGACTGCATAGCCTTGAGGCAGCAGACCCATATTCCTAATTGCGTTGATGTCGTTGTCCGCAGTCTCGACGCGCCCTGGTGTTTCTAGCAGACGATCAGCTACGAATTGCAGTTGAGGCGGAACAATCAGCTTGGTTCCTTGCAGAGCCAAGATCATGTTTCGATCATCCACAAAAGTAGAAATGCTGATCAACGCATTCTCCAGCGACGTTTCGTTCAAGTCTGCAAATGCAGATGGACGATTTGAGAAGGTGCCACCACCAGCCAGTGGGTGATCAGTAGCCACAAGTGACTTACCATCACCGCCAGTGAAGGAGCTAGAAAACGCATTGTTCAATACGTTTGCAGCTTTCACCTGCTTGGTGTGAGCCATGCTTCGTGCAAGAGCCTTCGTATAGCGCGCACCAAGGCGGTCATACAAATTATCTTCGACACTTTCCTCGGTTAGCGCGAACGCCAAAGCAACCGTCTCGTGCGTATAACGCGCAGTAAAACCTTCAGAAGCTTGGTCGTATGCAACGCCTTGCCCTTCAGATTTATCTTTTGCATTACCAAAGCCTACGATCAAAACCTCTTCTTCAAACGCTCGGTCTGAAGCTTCAGTTTCAAAGATCTCAGCGTGCTCGTTTTCATAACGAGCGTATTCCATGCCAAATAAAGCGTTGAGGCCAGGCTCTAGCTCTTTGGCTAATTGTGCTCTTGAAATAGCCATTAGTTAGCCTCCTATGCTAAACCGGCGCCTTTTTGGCCGTAGATTGAGTTCTGAATAACAACAAGTACGTTGGTATTCGCCGTGGCGACATCTGAGTTTTCTGGATCAGCAGAAATATCAATCGCCTTAATTGGCAAGCCAGCTGTGGTTGCACCCGTGGTTACGTCTAGCTCAGCGCCAGAGATACCTGTAACGGTGCTGCCAGCTGTTGTGTACACGATATCGAAGTTACCGAACAAGTCAGCAACTGGGAACGTGTCGTCAGCCTGGATTTCATACACAACATTCGGATCATCGATAATGAAAGCGATGATGTCCGAAGCATTAGTGCTTGCAGGGTAGAAATTGCTGAACTTCTGCTCACCCGTTGTTGGGTCAGTAAAAGAGCAGCCGTTGAACACACCAACGATAGGCACAGTGCCTCCGTCAGCGTGAACCTCTACCGTACCACCAGTAACTTGCATAACCATATCTCCTTGGAAGATAGCGGTTCCGTAGTTAGCGGCGATTCGATATCGGCTTTGTCCACCAGTGAAGGGGCCACCCCCTATCATCCGAACTGGACGCATTCCAAAAGCGGCATCTTGATTAGCCATTTTTGAATCTCCTAGTTAAACACAATCAAAATGAGGCTACGTTGATTTGTTGCCCCGCCCAAAAGATACCTGCGTCTTTCTCTCTTTCGAGATTGGCATCGCAGGGTGTTCTTCGCGCATCAGATCGTTATCTACAGCGTTCATCTGTTGATCGGTCTGTCTTGCAAAGTAAGCATTACGCTCTTCCACAGTCTCTTCTGGAATTTTGGTAAGCATCAAACCACCGACACCGACTGTTCCTGCATGGTTACCATCATCGATAACCGGCAAGTCATAGCCTGAAACTTCACTTGGGTGTACAGGTTCGTACCCCTCACGAAATCTCATGTGCACGTTAGTCTTATCTGCTTCACCCCGTATGTGGGTTCGCACCCAACGATACTGCATCCCTTCAGGAGCCTCTGGAGTTTCCAATACTTGAGGTGGAGTCCATGGTTTTCTTGCGGCCTTTGAAGACCGTGAAGAAGCACGTCGTGGGGTTCTATCAGAACCTGGTACTGTTGTTTCTTCGCTCATGAATTTTGTAACCTCATCTTCTGTTTTGCGTATTCTTTGAACGGTACTCCAAGCTTCCTTGCTAATGCTTGTTCACTTGGATTCAGTTCAACTCTACGAGAGTTTTGATTGCGTCCACTTCCAGTCGTGCGCGATCCAGAGACAACGGTTTGGACGTTGGTGTTGCCTCTCGCGTTAGTTTGCCCGTTAAATTTATGCGGCAGTTCTTGCCGCATACGGGAATCGATTTGAGCGTAGTATTCATCAGACTCTAAGTCAACACCGCTCTGTATGAGGTCGTTATGTATGGCAAAAGCAACATTCGTCATAATGGTGTCTGTACCGAACCATTCATTAGCAGAAGCCCACTCTTGAGCTTTTGGTGATGGTTCTTGATATACAGGTTCTTGATATGCAGTTTGTTGCTGAGCCATCTGTTCTTCTTGATACTCAGCATCAGCTTCTTGTTGTTCAAGCCAAGCAGCGTAGTCAACTTTGTACTGCTCAAGGTCACGTTGATACTGGGCCAATGCATTGCGATCAGCTTCAGCTTTTGCAAGCAGCTGTTGAGCTTCTGCCATAGCCTCTGGGTCACCAGACTCATATGCAGTCTTTAAGTTTCTTTTAGCTGCTTCAGCTTGAGTCTCTACGCGAGTAGCAAACTCACCGCTGTACGTTTCCTGCATCTTGAGATTTTGCTCTGCAGTAGACGTTTGCGTTTGTTGAAGCTGAGAAGAAAGTTGTTCATTCTGCTCTTGCAGTTCTTTCGCATACTGAAGCGCCTGCAACTCTCTGCGCTGGTAATCTTTCGCCTGCTTAACTGCTTGATTGATGCGATTCTGAGCAGTGCGAGCTCTTACTTCTGCTTCAGATAGCTCTTCTTCGTCCTGAATTTCAGGAGCTTCAAAGTCTTCTTGCACAGAGTCTTCCGTGACAGGCGAGATGTCTTCCATCTCTTCTTCAGAAAACTCTATATAAGTAGCATCGTCCTTAACTTCTTCTTCTACGCGCTTACCTTCAGGCAGTGCTGCGCTGTTTATGTTGTCATCGTCAAGCTTTGATAAAGCTTCACTCAATGTTTCTTCGGCCATTGTTTTTCACCTATGCTGATTTGATATCGTCTGGATCAAGAATTGTTCCGATTACTTCATCGTCGTTGATGATGCGAACCTCGTGGTCATCCTCCAAAGAGAATCGAGCGCCTGCATAACGACCAATGAGAACCCAGTCGCCTTCTTGGCACCAAGGTTCGTTGCCAAACTTATCTAGATCGCGATAAGCCAATGGCCCAACTTTCAGAACATAACAAATCGATGTAGCAAGATTTTCTTTGCTCACCGTAGATTCAAGCAGCTGTATGCCGCCGTCTGTCATACCTTTGCCTTTGTACGGGAGCACAAGAAGTCTCCAGCCAGAAGGTTCAGGCATTCTTTCAATCAAACTTGAATCAAGCACAGATGGGTCTAAAACCCGTTCACTCACATATGCATCCGTAACGGACGGTTTTGATGCGATGGAATCTAGTGATAGATCACTCATCGAGGGGATCTCCTTCAATATGCAACGCTTCTTTTAGTTCCTCACGAAGGGTGCGAAGCATCGATAACTCACCCATCGCAAATTTGTAGTCCTCCATATCCTTGATATTGCCAGAGGTTATGTAATCAATATGAGACTCCTCATACTGATCTATCTTCTTATAAATGTAGGCCGCGAGAGATATTGAGTCCATTTAACGATATGGAATAAATTCCCCGTAATTAATTTGATCTCTGCCAAAGCCTCTATCAATACCCACGCCACCCATCATGCGCCCGCTTCCTCCACCCATCACAGGTCTTGCATCAGGTCTAGGTGTTGGCCGGTTAGGCTCAGGCCTTTGCACGGTTTCATAAATAGGTTCAGGTCTTGGAATATAAGTCGGGAAGAAATCTGTCGGTTGCGGATTTGCTTGAGCCATACCTGCATATGGAGCCAACGCTGCCATCGGTGCTTGCTGGCCGTATCCACCAAAGGTGCTGCCAGGGGGCTGCGGTGGAGGGGTAAAGCTTGCCGCAAAGCTTGGATCAAAAGACTGGCCAACGATGTTGCTTGATATCGACATGTCTGGCGTACCAAGGATTGATGTTGGTGGCACATACCTTCCTGCAAACTTATCTGGCGCTTCTCCGGGAGGAGGTGGTACATAGTCTGGCTGAACGACAGGCGCAGTTGGCGCTGTAGGAGTAGTGGTCACAGGTGGCGTATATGTCGCCCTTGATGGCTCGCTACCCTTCCACTTAGCCAAATCACTTTGGTATTTCTTTCTTTTTGCTTGATAACTTTTGCTTGCCGCACCCATGCCTTTTGGACGCCTTGGTGGGCCTGAAGGCTTGGATTGCAGCCAGTCTACATACGCCGATTCAAAAGAACCGCCACCTGTTTGTTGTTGCGTGGTAGGTGCACGAGGTGTTGTAGGCTTGCTTCCATAGTCATAATCGTCAGGAACTGTGCCTCTTCCAGTGGGAACCCGACCTGTTAAGACTCTTCCAGTGGTATCTGGCTTGCCTGTGGTTAAATTAATCGGCGTGGGCATTACCATTGCCTGCACTCGACCTTTACCAACCTTTGGCATCGGCGGCTGGTACATCTTATCACCGCTAACAGGATCGGTATAAGTCCTGCCTCCAGGCCTTACTCCTTCAGGTAGCTTTGGCTCAATGGGTTTCTTCTTGGCGACAGTCTTCTTGGGCGCGGCTTTCTTTGCGACAGTTTTGCGAGGCGTAGTCTTGCGCTTAGGTGG